ATATGGTTCGTATATCTTAAAAAACCTTTTAGTTCTATCTAGCATACAATGTAACTGAAATTTTATATTTAATGTTTTTAAACTTTTTATAAGTTTATCCCATTTTACCCTTGCAAAATGTTTACTATTACCATAATTATATATTTTTACTATATTGTTTTTTCGTATATTAGGTTCTCTTTTAAATGCTTCAGTAGGATCAGTTATGATGATAGAATCTCTTGTTGTATTTTCCATAATTAATTTTTGCATTGTTTGACAAGTGGTTACAATAGCATCTGCATTTTGACAAATATAATTGTGTGGTATAATTATTTTTTTTTTCCATCCTAAAACACCTTCTTTTTTCCACTTGTTATCGCATATATCATACACACATTTAATACCTCTTGTTTTTAAATGTATGACTTCTTCAGGTTTTGATTTCTTTGCTAAAACAACTATATCACCTGGTCTTGCTTGAGATACCTCTCCTATAATACCATCTTCAGGACGCATACCTTTTAAAGGTATCAAAGCTCTAAATCTACGTGAAGCACGTTTTGGTCTTTGACCTTCAGGAAATTCATTATTCCAACTTGGTATATAAAATTTAATTGACATTATATTTAAAATTATAATAAGTTTGATCGTGTTGTATTTGCTCTATCATCTTTATAGCATAACCGTTTTTAAATTCTTCTCTATTAAATTGACACGCTGATAGATATAAACTATGTTTTCTTATTTTATCTTCATCTGGAAAATAAGGTTTATCTATATTACTTAATTCTTTTTCTGATAGATAACTGGCAGCATTTGGTCCTAATGTAATAGCAGGATAACCTAATTGTATTGCCTCAAAAGCTGCAATACTATTAAAAGCAATTAAACAATGTATCTTATCATTTTTTAATTGATCTTCTAATCTTTTACCTCTAGTTATTCTTTCATCCCTATTAGGTTTTTGTCTTACAATAACTTTTCTATCTGTATATTTTTTTACTTCTTTGATTACGTAGTCTATAAATTCTTGTTGTCTAAAATCTACGTGTTTCATTGTAGTTAAACATCTCAATACTTTTTCTGATGGTGGTATTAATAATATATTATCACCTTTTATCTGTTTATTGGGTTTATAATTATCATAATTAATATTCATAATGTTTTTAAATCTTAATTTAAATTCTATATCTTTTGATATATCTTTATGATTTAATGTTTGAAAATTATTTTTAACAAATCTATGCCAGTTCTTTTGAGGATAACAACCCATATAACCTGTATCAATATAATAAAAGTCTATACTGTTATCTAAACATTGTTTGATTGTTTCTATTCTTGTAATACCTCTAAAAACACGTGGAGATTTATTTGTTGTGTCTATGGTGTCGCTTTTAATGTAAGTATTATGTGTACCTGATTTATAGATTAAATCTAAAAATTTATCTATCTTTTTTCTGACTCTATCAACGCAAATAACCATATCATATTAAATTCTTAACTTTGTCAAAGTACCAACCACTTGATAAATCTTTTAAATTATAATGTGTAGCAGCATAATTTATAAACCAATCTTCTCGTACATCATTAACATTTGGATTTTCTATATCTTTTATATCACCACTATTCATATTATAAAAGAAACAATTTTTAGATTTAACGTACAAAGGTTTACCTTCACAAATTGCTGGCGTAGCAGATGATGATGACCACGTGCATACTGCATATGCGTTTTGTATCACAGGTATGATGTCTGGATAATTACCATTTGCTTTTGATTGAATAGATATATCTTTTTTGTCTTTAATATAATTTGATAATGTTTCAAAATCTTTTTGTTGAGTGCCTGATAATGCTCTATGAAATCTAACAATAATAGGACGTTTAGAGTATTGTCTGATTTCTTCTATCATCTCTATAGCATATTCAGTTGCGTTTTTCTTTTCTGCTGAATATCCTTCTGTACCTCTATTACAAGAAATTAATATATGTTCACCTTTGCCATTATATGGTTTTACTTTTATTTTCTTTTTATTTGCTATATCTTCCCAACGTTCTAAACTTTTTTTTCTATTTGTAATAAATTGTTCTTCAAAGTATTTTGCACCTTTATTTGCATAGATACTAGAATACGGTTGTCTTGTCCATCTTAAACCATCTAATGTCATTGATCTAATAATTTCTTTACTTAATTCAAATCCATCATAAGATATTAATACATCTGAATCTAAAAAGAATATCTTACCACTTGGTTCATATTTGTCTATAACTTGTCTTCTATGACTTTGATCGCTTGCCTTTACATCACCTCTTACCTGATAAGCAAAACACCAAGCATATTCTGTATCTGTTAATTGTTTATTTGTTACATACTTTGATTGCCAGTCTTTATGATGTTGTAATCCATCATAAAATGCTTGTGGCCATAATGACTTGTATGAACCTAAGGCACAGGTATTTGCATAGACAGCTATTGTTTTCATTGTGTTATATTATATTTCTTTTTCTTTGTTGGTTTTTTAGTTGTAAAATCTAATGTGTAGTTTTTATAAGGTGAAAACAATTCTCTCCACCATTCTTCAGGTTGTACTGTTGCGTGTGCATTTAATCCATTTGGTAATGTTTTACCTGCCTCTTTAACTGCAGCTGTACAGAATACCCACTTGTTTGAATAGTCAAATATTTCTTTTACTATTCGTGGTAAATCTGATTCAGGTATGTGTTCTAGCACATCAATACAAATTACTAAATCAAACTTACTACCCACATCTGGTTTCTTTTCATATTGTGGTACAGCAGGATCATACTTGTAACTATTCCAACTGTCTGGATGATGTTGTGCTTTTCCACAACCATAATCTAATATTGTTTCAATATCTTTTTCTTTTATTATTTCTTTTATTTGTGGCATATATCTTTTTATCATATGCCCTTTCCATACATTTGGATCTTTGTGCATTAACTTTGCTTGTTCCAAATATACGTTATACATATCGTCCATAAATCTCCTACATATTTACTTTTGTTGTTTCTTTAAATGTATCAAACCATTCATCTGAATAATCACAATCTTTATAATTTTCAAAATAAGGTCCACCTTCTGTATAGTGTACTAATTTAGCGTGTTGACTATACTCGTATTCACCCACTAACCAATTCCATTCTTCATCTATCTTACCTATTAAGTCTTCACTTTCTAACCATTTAAATTGATGAAGTTCTAATCCACTAGCACTATTTACATAGTCAGGTGTTAATGCTGTACACTTCGCATTGTTAAAGATCATCATACTTGACCAGTTCTTTTTAGGATAAACTGATTGTGGTTGATTCATAAACTTAACTGTACTGTTAGGTGTATAATCGTGTTGTACGCATTGTACGGCATACTTCGTAGTTCTTTGTCGCCATAATAATGATATGTCTGCACGTGATAACATATCACAATCCATAAAGATTGCGTGTCCAGAATAGTTACAAAGATAAGGTACTAAAAATCTACTAAACGCAAAGTCTGTAGATTGTATTGGTAGTCTTTCTCTTACAAATACATCTTTGATATTTTGTAATCTAATAGGTGTTATAGCAATAGGTTGTGTTGAGTGTTTAAGCAAACTATGACTTAATACACTAAACGCCACTTTTTCATTGTCATCATATCCAACAAAAACTCTAATCATTTTATATTTTCATCTCCTTCAAATCCGTAATCCATAATGATACTTATAAGGGCAAATATTATACCCATAGATATTATACCCCATAGTGCAATGTCTTTTTCAACAAATAATATATGATATAAAAACTCTAGTCCGTTCATTATATACCTTCAACTAAAAATGCTTCTGTTTGATGTGCTGTGTTACTAGAAAATGTTTCATCACTTGCCTTAAATGTAACGTCTTCATTTACAGGACGACCTTGACTTTCTCTTTCAATATCATTATGGTCAAATTCTGCCCAATACAATTCAAATGCCACACCGTCTTCTAGTCCAATAAACTCGTGGAACAATCCAGGTTTAACTCTAGTAAAATCACCTGCATTTAATATTGTTTCGTCTATTAAACCTTCTTGTTTGCCTTGTTGCCATACTCGAACCATCATCTTGCCTGACTCTACAAAAAAACCGTTCCATTTGTATTTGTGTCTATGTTTAGAACAAGCAACATTTTTTTTATACTCTATTCGGTGAAATTCTAAAACACCGTTTGCGTGTATTAATTCTGTTTTTCCCCATATCTTACCTGCTTTCATTTATAGTCTCCTTCATTTACGTGTTTATCTCTTTCATCTATACCAGCATCTTTTTTTCTTTTACCTTTTAAATGTGCTGTATAAGGTGCAATCTTTGATTCTGGCCATACGTGACCGTCTTTTCTTACGCCTGTTAATATATATTGAGGTTTACCTGCTAAGATTTTTTGTCTTACCATATCCCAAACATAACTATCGTGCCATTGTTTTTCATTAAATAATAAATCTTCTTCATAATATCTTCTTAACTCTTTTACAAAATTAACTGTATGTGGATTAGTTAAATTATAACCTACAAATCCACATTCAGGATAAAAAGGTGCCTGTGATCTATGTAAATAGCAAATTGTTTGATCTATAGGTAATATATCTTTTAATATAATTTCTTCGGTCAATTGTCTTTTAAACATAACATCAGCATCAACCCAAAAAACATAATCATAGTTGCCCTCTAGCATTAAATGTGTCTTTGCATATACTTTATAACTAAATCTTATTGCGTCTTTGATAAAGTCTAAACCATAAACTATCTCACTATTGTCCGTACCTTTTACTGTACTAAACTGATTTCTGTTTTCATTTCTTTTTGCAAAGTCTTTTAACGTAGGATTTGTTTCGTATATATCTCTATGTATGATTGGTCGCATAGGGTCAATCTCTGGTATCCAACCCTCGTGGTAAATGTAACAATCAAATGGCCAATTATAAGTTGAATAAAATCTATGAGCATAATACTCATATAATTTTTTATTTAAGGATGTTACTACCGCTATTTTCATAACCAACTTTCTGAATAAAATAACTATCTGCAATATCTGATACTGGATTACCTACTTTGTCTGTATCAAATATCTTTTTTAAATCTATTTTAGTTTCTTTGACAAATGATTCATACATCATATCTTTGTCTGCATTACCTTTACCTGTCGCACCTTTTTTTACTACACTCGGTACAACTGTATCATAATTTATATTTAATTGTTGTAATCTATATTTTAAAATACCACAGTTTTCTGCTATCTGAAATACTGCTTGTCCTTTTGATCCAAAAGAATATCCTTCTATATAAACTTTTAGATTTTTTAAATCGTAACTTAATCTATTAAATGTGTTGATTGCCCAATCTGATATTTGACTAAATCTTTTTATGGGTGTGTCGTATTCTTGGTGTTCATATCCAATAATATTCTTTGCCATTTGACCAATGTACTTTTTCTTACTTGTCAAATAATAAAACATATATTCACCCTCATTATTAATACAGACGGCAGGACTTGTTAAACTATAATCAATTCCAACTATCGTCTTCGTTATCGTATCGTTCTTCAACTTCATCAACGTCATCCAATTCTACTTCGTAACCACAAAATGGACAAGTTAATGGTTCTAAATCTTGTTCTTCCGTATTCCATTCTACAGAATATTTAGTATCGCAATTAGAACAATGTTTATTTGCTTTGTCTAGTTTAATTTCTAATGTCATTATAGTTTAAACTTTTTAAATTGATCTTTCTTAACGTCTTGTTTAATACCACCTATTACATAACTTTCTATTTCTGTTTCTTGTGGTGCGTTTTGTGTACTTCTACTATTTAACCAATGTTCAACCCAAGGTAATGGATTAGTCTTTTGATCATAAGCAGGTGTTAGTTGTATGGCCTTCATTCTTCTATTAGCCATATACTCAACAAATTGATGTAATAGTTTTTCTGATAAACCTATCATAGAACCTTTACTGAACAGATAAGTTGCCCAACGTTTCTCCTCTTGGACTGCCTCATCATACATAGCATAAACTTCTTTTTCACAATCTTTAATTACTTTTAACATCTCTTTGTCGTTTTCATAATCTTTCCAATTATTAATTATTCTTTGCGACATTGCAAGGTGTTGACTTTCATCTCTAGCAATAAAAGATATAATCTTTGCTGAACCTTCTAGTTTTTTTAATTCACCAAATGCAAACGAACAAGCAAATGATACATAAAATCTTAAACCTTCAAGTATATTTACTGTAACCATAGCAAGATATAATTTCTTTTTAAGTTCATACATATCTACTTTGTCTGGTGTAAGTGTCCATTGATAACCCATTGCGATTAAATCATCATAAGTTTTTGTTACTGATTGAGCTCTTTTTTCAATCTTCTCATCTTGTATAATTGTGTCAAAAATTTCACTTGGATTTGAATATAAGTTTTTAATAATGTATGTGTATGATCTACTATGTATTGTTTCAATAAAGTCCCACGTTACAATGCAACCTTCTAATTCTGGTAATGAACAAAAAGGTAAAAACGCAAGACAAGGTCCTCTACCTTGTACACTATCTAACATAGTTTGATATTTAAGATTAGAAGTAAAGATAAACTTTTGTTCTTCTCTTAATTCAAGGTAATCGTTTCTATCTTTTTGTAAAGATACTTCTTCAGGTCTCCAAAAATAACCTAACTGTTGTTGATTCAGTTTATCAAAGATAGGATATTTCATATTATCATATCTTTGTACTGCTAAATCTGGACCAAAAAACATTAACTGTTTTGTTGAATCTAATCCTTTATCTTTATTGAATACACTTTTTACCATTTCGTTTTATTTATTACCTTTTTAAATTGTACAGCTTTCACACGCCTCTTCATCTTCAACTTCTTTAGGCTTGTCTTCTACTGGAGTTTCATAGTCAATACTATGTTGTGGTTCATCTACATCTTTTTTAGCGTCATACGTATTTTGATAGTAAGATGTTTTCCAACCATACTTATACGTAGTTAGCAAATCTTGTGCCATTTCTGACACAGGAACTTGATTGTCTTCATAGTTTTCAGGATTATAAGACCAGTTACCTGATATGGCCTGGTCAAAATATTTCTGCATTATAGATACTACGTTTATGTAACCTTCATTTGATTTCATATCCCATAGTAAAGTATAATTATTTTTAAGTCTTTTATAATCTGGTACGATTTGTTTTAAAGGACCTTTTTTAGATTTCTTAACTGATAGATAATCTCTAGGTGGTTCTATGCCGTTTGTGGCATTAGAAACCACGCTAGATGATTCTGATGGCATTTGGGCCGAGAGTGTGCTATGTCTTAGGCCGTGAGTTTTTATTTCTTTCCTTAAATACTCCCAATCATATGTAAATGAACGATTGTTTACAAGTTCATCTACTTCTTTTTTGTAAGTATCAATAGGAAGAATACCATCGGAATATTTTGTTCTATCAAAGTATTCACATTTACCTTTTTCTTTTGCAAGTTCATTACTCGCTGTTAAAAGATAATATTGAAATGCCTCGGTTAGTTTATCTACTTGTCTCCACGCAAGTTTCTGATCATACTTGTAACCTTTTTTAGCAAGATAGTGTGCAAGACCAATATATCCAATACCTAAACTTCTTCTTGCCTTTGTAGATATTTCTGCCGCTTTGATAGGATAGTTTTGATGATCTATAATTTCATCTAATCCTCTAACTGCTAAATCACATAAAGATTCTAATTCATCTCTTTTGTTTATTAATCCTACATTGATAGCAGATAGAATACATAATGCGATTTCACCTTCGCCATCTATATGTTGTATAGGGTCTGTTGGTAAAGTAATCTCTTGGCATAGATTTGACATTCTAATTAAATCTTTAAATGATGAGTGAGTATTACAATGGTCAATATTCATAATATAGATACGACCTGTTTCTGCACGTTCTTTTAGTATATCAAAAAATAATTCTTGTGCATTTATTTTTTTCTTTTTAACAGATATTTTTCTTTCTGCCTTTAAATATAAATCATCAAACTCTGGTGTACCCCACGCTTCATATAGTTCAGGTACTTCGTGTGGTGAAAATAAAGTTATATCTTCTTCGTTAATAAATCTTTCATAGAATAGTTTTGATATTTGAATTGAGTAATCAAGTTTTCTAACTCTATTATCTTCACTACCTTTATTGTTTTTAAGAACAATAATATCTTCTATCTCTTGGTGCCAGATTGGGAAGTGAACAGTTGCCGAACCTCCTCTAACTCCGTTTTGAGTACAGCACTTAACCGTTGCCTCAAACTTTTTAAGAAATGGTATAACTCCAGTATGTTGTACTTCTCCGCCTCGTATTCTGCTGTTGATTCCTCTAATTCGACCTGCGTTGATACCGATACCAGCTCTTTGTGCCACATAACGCCCAATGGCCATATCACTACTGAAAATAGAAGGTAGAGTATCGTCAACGTCAACAAGTACACAACTAGCATACTGCCTAATAGGAGTACGAACACCAGCCATAACAGGCGTTGGAATATTGATTTTGAATTGTGAAATAGCATCATAATATTTTTTAACATATGTCATTCTCTTTTGTTTAGGATAGTTTGCAAATAGTGTTGCCGAAATCATCATATACATAAACTGCGGTGTTTCAAATATATCGCCGTTTGATCTGTCTTGTACAAGATATTTGTCTATGACTTGTCTTAAACCAGCGTATGTAAAAGTATAATCTCTTTCGTGGTTTAACCAGTTCTCCATTCTATCAAAATCTTTTTTATCATACCATTTTAATATTTCAGAATCATAAACACCTTTGTTAACACAATTTTGTACGTGTTTATAAATGTGTGGGTGATCCCAAAGTTTGTCTATAACTTTTTTTCTTAATGAATATAATAACAAACGTGAAGCAACGTATTGATAGTTAGGAGTATCTAATGAAATTAAATCTGCTGCTGATTTAATTAAAATTTGTTGAATTTCATCTGTGGTCATACCATCATAAAATTGTAAACCACTTGTCATCTCTACTTGTGATGATGATACTCCTGAAATATCTTCACAAGCATATTCTACCATTTCGTGTATCTTTTCTTGTTGAATTTCATCTGTGGTCATACCATCATAAAATTGTAAACCACTTGTCATCTCTACTTGTGATGATGATACTCCTGAAATATCTTCACAAGCATATTCTACCATTTCGTGTATCTTTTCTATGTTTAAAGGTTCTTTTCCTCTTTCGCCTCGTTTAATTACATTTATATTTTCTTGTACCATTCGTTCCCCTTAAACTTTTTTCCAATAACTTAATTTTGTCAATGCTTCTAATTTTCTATACGTGTTCTTACTTATAATATCTTCAACTTTAGGAATACTTATGCCACTCATCACTAGATCATTTACATCTTTTAGTTGAATATCATCTGGCCATATTACAATATTATAATCTTTTTCAATCACATCATACATTCTTTTTATAATTTCTTTATTTCTCGGTTCGTTATCAAATATATATGTTATTTTTTCATTTGAAATTTTATTTTTTAAAAATAAATCTGCCCCAGCAGCAGCAAGACAATTATCAATAAATAAACTATCAATCGGACCTTCAACGATTTTAATTTCTTTGGTAAAATTAACTCGCTCAAGTCCGTATATCTTTTGTTTGCTTTCATCTATTTTTACCGTTAGATATTTTGGTTGTTCTTTTCCAAAAGCACGACCTTGAAAAGCAAAAAACTTTCCTGTCGTGTCATAAAATGGTATAATTAAACGTGGATGATCTTTAGTAACTTTGTAAGTATTAGGTTTTACTTTGTTTACTAAAGTCATAAACTTATCACAAAGATATAATTTAATAAAATACTTTTCAGGTATTTTTCTTTTTGTACAATATAATCTAGCAGGATGATCCTCAGGTAAGTCTTTGATAGACTTTAGATCATCAAGGATTGTTTGATCTTTAAACTTTACAGGTTCAAATTCAAACTTTGGTGTCGGTGTCGCAGGCGCCGAGCCTTTGTATCTCTCTAAAATATATTGTGAATATAAATTAGGATCAACAAATTTTAAAAAATTTGCAAGGTTTTGACCTTGACCACAATTGTGGCATTTAAAGAACATATCATTTTTTATACGATAAAGATATGCTCTCGCTTTTGTTTTACTCTTTTTAGAATCACCACAATGTGGACATCTAAAGTTAAATAGATAGTCAGTTTTCTTTTTAAACTGTGCTAATCTACCAGAAACATCATTAATAAATTTTAGATCAATATAATTTGACATAGCATAATAGTAATATACTATATATGCCCTAAAAAGTCAAGTCTAATTTGAGATCATCTGAATAATATGCAAGAAATTCTTGGATAATACCCAACCTATAACGATTGCCCCACCTAATATCAACCATCTCCACTTTTCAAGTACACCTACTCTACTACCTATGTCATTTTTTAATGACTTAATTTCAATCAGCAGTCGTTTTTCAGTCTGATTAATCTCTCTTTGTAGGTCTCTATAAACGTTGTCTATTTCGTCTGCTCTGTCTTTGAGTTTAGTAAATATGACTTCATCTATTTGTTCTTGTCTTTGGATTTTTTCTTCGTGTACAGCCAGCATTTGTTTGATAGAAGTAGATACATCTGTTAATTTATCAATAGCCGTATCTAAACGATTATTGATAGAGTTAACACTTTCAATATCTTTTTTTAGACTTGCTAATTGTACTTTAATGTCGGTGTGGCCGTTTTCCATACTTCCTATTTATATGGAATAGTGTAAATTGCAATTTTCCCTATGGGGTGTACTCCAATGTAGAGTCTTTGTACTATATTAATTTACCAATATTCCTTTTATTATTTATTGTTATGCAACTTTAAGCATAGACCGTAATTCTAATAATCGTCTATTCTTATAAAGTTTTATAAATGTTTTTTTTCTTCTTCGTAACTTTTGTTTCTTAATTTTTAACCAATGTAAATTTAGTAAATATAATCTTCTTTTCTTTTCACTTCTTATTATTTTTTTTGCTATTATTCTTAACTTTCTTTTTTGAAGTAAAGTCATAAGCCTCCTACGTAAGTTGACTTATAAAATATTTATGATTTAGTGATGTTTTATTATTTTTTTACTTTGTCATAATATTTAGACACAGCACGATTACCAAACCAAAATGATACTATCGCAGCAAATAAAGCTGCTGTTTCATCGTCCCATAATAAAGGTAGTGCTACTGTCCAATC